ATAGAACAGTACTATGCATCACTTGTACACCTTGTCGTAATGAAGAATAAAGGTATACTAAACGATGCTGATTACTTAAAAGCTGAGTCTGTTTTGGCAAGTAAATATTGTATCAAAAAAGATAGTCTTTATCGGGCTAATGACTTGATAAATAATCGATTTAGAGTGATATATATACTACCAAAGAAGGAGGACCAAAATGGATCAGAAACGGATAACAAAGATAGATGCATTACCAAAGTTACAAAAGAAAACTAGAGTAGCAGCATACGCTAGAGTTTCAACTGGTAAAGATGCCATGCTTCATTCCCTAGCTGCTCAAGTTAGTTATTACAACAAAATGATATCAGAGCACGAAGGATGGGAATTTGCTGGCGTTTATGCGGATGAAGCATTAACTGGAACAAAGGACTCAAGAGAAGAATTCCAAAGGCTTATAAGCGATTGTAAGGCGGGGAAAATCGACATGGTTGTAGTTAAGTCCATATCAAGGTTTGCAAGAAACACATTCACGATGCTAAAGACAGTTAGGGAATTAAAAGCACTAGGAGTTGATGTATTCTTTGAGGAACAGAACCTGCATACATTGAGTGCTGAAGGTGAGATGGTATTAACATTCTTAGCTTCCTTCGCACAAGAAGAAGCACGTTCAAACTCTGAAAACATCAAATGGAAAATTAAAAAGGATTATGAAAAAGGAATCCTCTGGGGTGGCAAAGACATGTATGGTTATAAGATAGTTAATAGAAAGCTTGTACTCATACCTGAGCAAGCAGAACTCGTGAAAAGAGTATTTAAATTGTACCTTGAAGGATGCGGAGTTCAGATGATAGCAAATATCTTAAACAATGAAGGAGAGCGTGCATTAAAAGGTGGTAGATGGAACAAATCAACCATTTTGAACATGATAACGAATTACAACTATACTGGAGCATTGGTTCTTCAAAAAACTTATAGAGAGGACTACCTTTCCAAAAAAACCAAAAGGAATAAAGGTGAAAAGGATATGTATGTTATTGATGATGATCATGATCCTATTATTTCACTTGAAGATTTCCAAATGGCTCAAGAATTAAGAAAGCAACGAAGTGAGTTGTCTAATAATACAGGACACAGGCCTACAAGAAATAGATATACCAGCCTAATTAGATGTGGTGTTTGTGGTGCAAAATTTGAAAGATGTAACCGCAGTAAAGGTAAAAGATGGTTATGCAGAACTTACGACTCAATAGGTAAACACGCATGTGCATCTAAAGCCATACCAGAAGAAATACTAAATGAAGTAACATCTCAGGTTCTTGGTGTTGATGAGTTAACAGATGAGTTAGTTCAAAATAGCATTGATTACATAAAAGCTTTTAATGAAAATAAGATAGTTTACTATTTCAAAGATGAAAGGATTCATGAGGCCTTTTGGAAAGATAGATCTAGAAGAGAATCATGGACACCAGAAATGAAGGAAATGGCTCGACAAAGAGCATTGAAGCAACATCGAAAGGAGGATAATTAATGGCAAAAGTTAGAGTTATTCCATCGACCATTAATCCTGTTACACTTTCACCACTAGGTCAAATAAGCAGAAGAAAAGTTGCAGCTTATGCTCGTGTATCAACAGACGATGAAGAACAAGCAACTAGCTATGAAACTCAAGTAAAACATTACACTGAATTCATCCAAAAGAAACCAGAATGGGAGTATGTTAAAGTCTATGCCGATGATGGTATTTCTGGAACAAGCACTAAAAGAAGAGACGGTTTCAACGAGATGATTAAGGATGCACTTGATAGAAAGATTGACCTTATCATAACCAAATCAATATCTCGTTTTGCCAGAAACACGCTAGACACCATTTCTTATACTCGGAAGCTAAAAGCCAAAGGAATCGAGGTTTATTTTGAAAAGGAAAACCTATGGTCGCTTGATGAAAAGACTGAATTTCTGCTTACAATTATGGCTAGTATGGCACAAGAAGAAAGCAGAAGCATTTCACAAAACGTGACAATGGGTAAACGCTGGGGAATGAAAGAAGGCCGAGTGAGCTGGGCATATAGTAATATGCTTGGTTACACAAAAGAAAATGGCAAAATTGTAGTTGTTGAGAATGAAGCAATCCTAGTGAGAAAGATATACCAACTATTCTTAAGGGAAGGAAAAACCTGCTCTGGAATTGCTGAATACTTAAAAGAAAAAGGAATACCAACACCAAGTGGAAATTCCTGCAAATGGACCAAAAACACCATCAATTCAATTCTACGAAATGAAAAGTATAAAGGTGATGCCTTACTTCAAAAAACCTATACATCAGATTACTTAGAACACAAAGTAGAAAGGAATCGTGGTCACTTACCTCAGTATTATGTAGAGAACAGTCACCCTGCAATTATCGATAAAGAAGAATGGGAAATAGTTCAAGCTGAGTTAATGAGAAGAGAACAGATCGGTGCTGCTTATTCTGGAAACAGCATATTCAGTTCAAAACTAATCTGTGGTGATTGTGGTGGGTTCTATGGCAAAAAGAAATGGCATTCAACAAGTAAGTATTCAAGATTTGTTTATAGATGTAATGGCAAGTACAACAAAGAACACGACAAGTGCCAAACACCTGCATTAACTGAAGATAAAATTAAAGAGAAGTTCATAATCGCATATAACCAAGTGATGAGGGAAAAGCAAAGAATAATAGAAGATGTTCATGAGGTTATTAAGCTATTAGCAGATACTTCTGAACTGGATAATAAGGTAATAGAACTTCAGAACAAGATGGAAGTTATAAGCGGTTTGGTAGATAAGATGATAAAAGAAAATACTAGAACTGCTCAGGATCAAGTTGAGTTCAATAGAAGGTATGAAGAGTTATCCACTCAGTATGAATCAGAAAAAAATGCCTTAGATAAAACCCTAGAAAAAAGATCCTACAAACAAGCACAAGAAATCAAAATGAAGGCTTATCTAGAAGAAATAAAAAAAGCAGATAACTACCTGCCTGAATGGTCAAATGATGTATGGATGCTGATGGTTGAAAAAGCAACTGCAAACAGAGACAAAACAATAACATTCAAGTTTACAAGTGGGACTGAAGTAACGTTATAATATTAGGACCTTTATTCAAGGTTCTTTTTTAATAAGAAAAATTTAAAAATAAAAAAAGGAAAAAGCAAATTCTCACCGTAATATATATATGAGCAGATGCATATGCTCCGAATCAGCACTAAGTATTCGTGTGCTCGGCATTCAAGTACCTATGGGCCGTAATAGATAGCTGTACGCAAGTTTAAGGCAATTAAACAGGTTTAAGCCTCTTTCCTAACAATAAAAAGAGGCCTTATTAAGGGCGTGTAATTGTATCGTAATGGGTTTCCTAAAAGTTGTATTAACTTTGTCATTAACAAATATGATATCAGTCTCTTCATTTATGGACGAATTGATAAAAAAATGTTATAATTGCTATATATATTTATGGTGGAGGTTAACTCTATGAAATATTCTGAAGCAATTAAATTGTTAAGACTTAAAATGTGTCTTACTAAAACAGAATTTGGATTAGCTTTTGCTCATTATCAGATGAAAAAGCTATTTAAAGTGAAGACTGTTATTCCAAAAATGATTTATCAAGAAGTAAAAAATAGGATAGATATTTTAATCGATAGAGATTTGACTACATTAGGAGGGCTGAAATGAAAAGCTTGGAATCATTGAAAAGCATATTTAAAGAAAGACTATTTAAGATCCCTGATTATCAAAGGGGGTATGCTTGGCAAAAGGAGCAACTTAAAGACTTCTGGGAAGATATCACTAATTTACCTAAAGACCGTTATCACTATACAGGCTTGCTGTCATTGAAAGAAGTACCAAGTTTAGAATATAATAGTGGAAACTGGACTAGTGAAAGATGGTTAATAAACGATTACGGTTTCAAGCCTTTTCATGTTGTGGATGGACAACAAAGATTGACAACATTTGTTATTTTCATAAGTGAGGTGATTAATTTAATAAAAAACATAGATTTAAACAAAGGTAAATCTCTTGATGAAATTTATATAGGGACATTAAGTTTAAAAAGAATCACAGAAGAATATATATATATGAAAATGCCGCCAAATTACAATTTAAGCACATATAAATTTGGTTATGAAGTTGACAATCCAAGCTTCAAATTTTTGAAACATAAAATACTTGGTGAACCAGATGGAGGAGTTATCACCGAAACTTTTTACACATTAAATTTAGAAAACTCAAGAAAGTTCTTTAAAGAAAATTTAGAAAATTATTATAATGAATATGGATTAGAAGAAGTTGAAAATCTATTTAAAAAAGTAACTCAAAACCTTATGTTTAATTTACATGAAATTGAAGATGATTTTGATGTATTTGTTGCTTTTGAAACCATGAATAATCGAGGTAAAAAACTTTCAAATCTAGAGTTACTTAAAAACAGATTGATTTATTTAACAACACTCTATGATGAAAAAGAGCTAAGTGCTGATGGTCAAGAAGTTATTAGAAATCAAATCAATGAAGCATGGAAGGACATTTACTACAATCTTGGTAGAAACAAGAAAAATCCTCTTCCTGATGATGATTTTTTAGTAGCACATTGGATTATGTATTTTCAGTATTCAAGAGAAAAAGGTGATGACTACATAAGATTTCTATTAAATTCAAAGTTCACACCTCAAAATATTTTCACAAAGATAGAAGCGAAGATGGAAACAATAGATGAAATAGAAGAAATCAGAGATGATGATTCAATTGAAGATGAAATATATGAAAATGGCGACATCCCAAAAGTCAAATTTATCTCTACTCTATCTAGCTCAGAAATAACAGACTATATAAACAGTATAAAAACAGCATCAGTTCATTGGTATAATTCATTTAATCCACTCAACAATAATGATCTTTTAGAGGAAGAACAAATATGGATTGATAGGCTTAATCGAATTGGAATTGCGTACTTTAGACCATTAGTTTGTGCAAGTTTTATGAGAAGTGATATCAAATCTGAACAAAGAGTTAAGTTGTTTAAAAGTATTGAAAGATTTATATTCATTGCTTTTAGAATTGGGCGAGCTACAGCTAACTATAGAAATGCAG